ACAACCTTTTGATAGGTTTGGTTATACAAGTCAGCATTTTGTCCTGTGGTGTTTGGGGGCAAATAAGTGATAACGCCTGTGGGGTCTACACTGGATCCACCGTTGCCAAATGCCATTTCGTAGATGTAGCCTAAGTTACGATCTGCCAAGGTTTGTGCCATAGCAATTGAAATGTTTTCATAGTGAATAGCGTTGTGATCATCATAGAAGATTTCACCGCTAGCAGGGTCATGTATTTTGACATGCCCAGTAATTTTAGCCAATCCTGAAGTTATCATCCTCTGCCCTCCACAATGGTTTTTTGTGTTTGCGGATCACTAATTTTAAAGTGCGCTTGCACTGAAATAGTGCCCGTTTCGTTGGGCTTGCGGCGCACTTGCGGTGCGGGCTGAACAGGCGTATTTTGCGTTGTATTTGACATGGTCATATATTTACCTTGCTTATAATCCACGCAAGAACCTTGCGGCCTGCGTTTGTGTTTCTTGCAGAGCTTGCCCATCGCTGGGCTCAGTTGCAGTTGGTTGATACCAAGTTTTGCCCTGACGCACCAGTATGGTTACTTCTGCACTGTCTAGCGGGGCAGATAATGGTGGCACTAGTGTGCTGTTTACAATAAACTCAACTGATACTGGATCAAATTGATTTTGTACCCAACGATATTGGCTGGTTGCTGTGGTATCACTGTATTTGTATTGGCGTATTCCGCCCACGTACACTTCAAGGCTCAAGGCTTCTGAAGAGCTATCCAAGAAATCTTGTATCACAATGTTGGGTGCCACAAACTCTGTTTGTCCAGGCACCGGACGCTCAGGACTTGGGTTTGCAGGATCATATGCAGGAATAGTATCTTTGACCACGTAGTCTTGGTATGAAGCGTATAGCAAATTACCACGTCCCATGTCGTACACAGGAGTACCGATAACATGTTCTGCTGCCCCTGTACCAGCAGTTCCTCGCATGAGTCCAGTTATTGTGTTTGCGCCAACATTGCGATTGCGATACATGATACGCTCGCCATTGATTGTGATCACACCAAACACTCCGTTTGGCAAGTCTGGTTGTGTTAATTTACCTGCATCGTCAACATAGATTATATCTGCAGTGGCGCTCAATGTGGCTGTAAGGAATGTGCTAGTTGAATCAGTGATTCGGTATGTTGCTTGTACTCCGCGCATGTCCTGGAATATACGGAATGCCATGGCCTCTGGTACAATACTTTCTGTAAACTCAGTAACTGCCAACACATCGGAAGATCCAATAGTTCCTGTGGCCAACACTAGGGTTTGCCCACTCACCAAGAAATCTTCACCATCAAATAATCTGTAACCGTTTAGTGTAACCCACAAACGTCCTGAATTTGTGATCACTCGATCAAGATCAAAATTGTTTGATACTGGAGTTAATGAAGTATCTGGTCCTTCAAACACCAAAGTCAATGCATTTTGTTGGGATGTGTCGTTCCAGGTAGTCACAGCAACTGTGGCACCAATAGTAGGAGCACTTATCAGTTGTAGTTGAGATCCTGCAACATAGTATTCAGCAGCCGAACTTACTGATATTAAAATTGTTGCACCTGTTACAGGAGCTGTTACAAACACAACTTGGCGGCCTGGAGTGTTGCTGCCAGTCCAGTTGGTAACGCTGTACACTGTGCCTTGAGTTTGCAACACACCGTTGACATAAACTGTGATGTCAATTGCGGGATTAATGATGCTTTGTAAATATCCGCCACGTTGTGGCAAGCCAAAGCTGGTAGTAGCACCATCGCCTACATGCTCAATTCCCTCATATGGGCGTAATCTTACTCCATCTATCTCAACTACTATGTTGGGAATGTTGGTTCCCATCAAGGAGTTGGCCAAGTTTACTGTTTTAGAAGAATTGATTGTTGCATCAACCAAGAAGTTTTGAGTTTGTGCTGTGCTCCATGACCGTTGAGGAGAAGTAATCCCCAGTGCTGTGAGATTCAATGCATCAGTTGCTAAGTATGTTGTTGATAGTGTCACTTTGCTCAACGTTGCTGGCACAAATTCAAACCAGTAATCAGTATTGGTGATAGCAATACCCCCAGGCACTGACTGTAGTGCTCGGTAATAGGTAGTAGGACTGGTAGTATATACTACATCCAACTGATTGTAACTGCTAAGTTGATTCCATAGTATGCCCGGGTAATACGGTTCCCAATCAACCACAGGAGCAATTTCTCCGTTGACAAACAAAGCTATTTCATAAATTTCTGTAGTATTAACTGGAATAATAATAAAATCTTCCAAGTCACTGCCCACATAGTTTTGTCTGTATAACTGGCTACCGCCACCAAGTTCATAAACAGAAATGTTAACAACATCGTTCTCTGTTACAGAGCCCAGTATCTCTACAATTCTGTTGACCCAATCTACAGTATAATCTACATTGGCAATCAAGTCAACGCCAGTGGTTGCATTGCTCACAACCAACTGCACTGGATTTTCAACAATACCGTTCCAGTCAAGGAACGAGTCTGCCGCAAAGTAAACATAGCGTCGGCTACCAATTTGGAATCCGTGTCCGTCACCGTCCCAGTCAGATCCTGGACGAGTATAAACACGAATATCAAGTGTGTCGTATTCTGCACCGTTGACTAGTTCTTCAGGAGCATGCCCTTCATATGGCCCAACGAACTCACCGCCACTTACATTAATATCTGAGAATCGTGTGCCAAGATACACGTCTGTAAAACTGCTGGCATAAGTTGCATCTAGTACATCAGCACCTGCAAAGTCTTTGCCATACACTTGTACACCTGGGTAGCTGATGCCATCAATCAACAATGGTATGTCAAGTCCTGGTTCGTTTACGCCAGCAACGTAGTAACCAAATGTACGGTCAATTCCTGATAGTTCGCTAGCAGGTACCAATTGCCATTGGTCTAATTCAAATGTAGGACCAGAGACTGCTGTAGAATCTGTACTAGCGGCTCTCCATACCCTGTCATCATACCTTACCAAGGTACCATCTTCATATGTAACATTAGCAGTCCATGTTAGCACTTGAGTTTGGTAAGTGATACGGTCATACTTGATTGTGGTCTTGAATTCACGAGTTAGTCCAGTGTAACGTGTAATTGGTAATCCAGTAACTGGATTTGTTGCAATCACAGCATTCATCACAGCATATGCACGAGCACCAGAGCCGTTACCACCTTCAAACACAACTGTTGGAGTGGATCCGTATCCTGATCCTGCATTAGTTACTGTGATAAATGCCACTTGTCCTTGACTGTTCAAGAATGCCACTGCTGTTGCTGGCGTTGCGGCATCACCTGAAATGGTCACAAGCGGTGCATCGGTGTAACCTGAGCCGCTGTCAACTACTCGAATAGTTTCCAAGGTCAACAAGTAATTACCGTACCACTGTGTGTACGGCCAGGCTTGCCAAATTAGCGAAGTGCTGTCAGCGTTGCTAAGTGTGTTGTTTGGTTGATATGAACTTTGTGCGTATGGTGTTAGTATAGGGCTAGTATACTGTGGTACAGTTAGATCAGTGTTGTAGAAAGCTGGTACATCAAAGTCTGTGACATCACCAAGATATTGATCCTGACCGTTGTACAACAAGTTGAACGCACGTATTTGCACGTGGTAGGGTTTGACTTCTTGGATATAGTCCAATACAAATTCCTGATTGTCTTGGCGATAGTTCTGGAATGGTTCCAAATTACGAATACGGTGATCCACGTCAATCAATGAGGTTTTAACCAACCACTCAGGTGCAGAGAATTCACTCAACACAAAGTTAAACATCAAGGTCAATGCTTTGTTGCGTTCAATCAACAAGTCATCCACAAACAATTCTTCGTTGATGGCTTGAATAATCTTGCGAGTTTCAATCACAGGCTCTTGGTCAAAGTACTGTGCGTCAAACACTTCGACGTCAAATCCAAATCGTCCTAGCGCATAGTCATAAATTTCTGCTGAGATTTCAATGGTGCCATCTTCTAAGCCCACACGTTCCCATCCAAGGTCAGTCAACAAGTAAATTTCAAACTTGCCTTGTGCGTTAGCGGTGACTTTTACACTAGATCCAATTGCCACTGTTAACGTGGCCAGAGCACTGTAGTTTGGAACTTCGGCAATTACCTTGGTGCTGGAATTGTATCCCGGCAAGTACCAATTGATGTAACTCCAATAGCGTCTTGTATCATAATTCTGTACACGAGTCAGTATTAGTTCGCGGGCACCTAGCAATCCGCCAGGCACCAACTGCACAGTGTAAATGGTCCACAAACCATTGTTACGACTGTCAGTGGCCACAAGATATTTGTACCCCAATGCCACCGCATCAATATCTTGGAAACTTAAAATTTCCAAGTTGGCAACACGCAGGTTCCAATTGGTTTGTGTTTGGCCGTTAACAATTTCTGTTGCAGGTGGTTCTGGTTCGCTAGAGTTTAGCAACACAAAACTACGATTCTCTGCAATAGGGTACAATGCTAGTACAGAATTGGCACGTTGAATATAGTTTTTCAATGCCGCAAAGCGATCCACAAACATCGACTGGCGAGGTCTAAACTGTACGCCATACTGTTCAGCTTCATTTAATGCAGGATCAGGAACCAGGCCACCAGTAGTGTCAACCCCACAGAATGAGTCTTGCAGTTTACGGTATAAATTGGTACTTAAGAATGCATCTGCTCGACCTTGTGCAATTAATTCATATTCAACGTGAACGTTGTCATCAGTATACTCTCTATCGTATTCAATACTAATGATAGTATCGCCAGCTTCAATTACTGTGCCGCCATTGTAGATAGCAATGGTGCTGGCATTGATAGGTGCCACATACGAAATACCACTGCTCTTGGGGTTGGCAATGTATTCAGATACAGTTTGCGCACTCAGCGTCTTGCCTTGTTGAGTTGCAACTGTAGTAACACCACGTACCCAGAAATAATAGTAAGTGTTAAACACACCATCAATGCCAAGACGACTACTTATTGTGTAACTGAGAATGTTCAACGGTGTGCCTGTACCTGTGTAGTTTGCTGGAGGTACTGAGCTTTGTGTCCACTGGTAAATGTCCACAGTTGACCCTGGGAATACTTGACCCCATCGACGACTTGCGTACACAATGTCATCTTGGTTGGGGTCAATGAATCGCACTGTGCTAATATCCCACCACATTTCACCTACATGCTCTGCAGTCCAAGAGTTACCAATATTGTTGGCAGCACCAACATTGTAGGCCGCAGGATCTACAGCGCCAATGTAATTGATATTTTGTTTGGCAGCACCAAGTATCTTACCTTGTAAGGGATTAAAGAAATCAAACTGCTGGGTTCTTGCTGACGTCAGTTTGTCATATGTGAACACACTGTTTAATAGTTGAACATCCACCACAGGTTGTTGTGTGCGGATGATGGTCCACGCAGGTACACGGTTGGGATTTTCAAACACAAACACACGACCTTGGTCTCCACCTGCGCTGTCGTTGCTGTCGTTGCCTGGAGCACCAATCATGAGCACACCATCAGTGTAGTCTACAGCAGTACCAAAACTGTCATACGACTCAACATTGCTGTCGTATAATTGCAGGCCAAACACAAACTTACCTGGATCAGTTACATTATCACTGGCGCTGGGCAAATAGTCGTATGTGTAAACTGCTCCACTTTGTGTAGCAATGCTGAAAAATTCTGTACTGTCTTCGTCAAAGATTGTGGTGCCATCATCAAAGATAACAAAATAATACAATGTACCGCGAGGTGATCCTACCACAAGGTTAGTAGCAGTGGAGTCAATGCTCAGGCTGGATCCAAAGCCTGCAAAGTCCACTGGGTAAGGACTGTAAATGGTTTGAGTGTACACAAAGGTGTTGAACCCAATGTTGTCAAATACTGTACTGCCCGTTGATGAACCCGGGGCTACTTGTAGTTTGTTGCCTGTGAGTGCGGCTGTGGCGTTTGTGACAGTCAGTGTTAGATATCCGGTGGCAGAAACTGTGGCAGTAACGTTTGGTACTGCAGAATTAATTGCAGAAGCTAGACCTGCAAGAGTGTTGTTTGGGCTAGCTGGAACTGCTACATCAATATCGTTCACACGCAACGTTTCTCCAGCTGTAAGTGTGGGGTTTGCGATGGTTGATGTAATTGTGCCATACACACGACTTTGATTCACAGTACGATGTACAGCGCCAGCTTTCCATCCGCTTACGCTGTCTTGTGGAGCACCAACATACAAACTACAATTGTAACTGCAAATGTCCACTGTTTGTCCAAAGTTCACAAACTCTGCTGGACTATCAACTACTATGTTTGATGAGTTTACTGTTTGTTGTATAACCTCTTGAACTTGTGTAAACTGATTAGTTTCAATTTCAACAATGTCACCAATGTTTAGAGGTTCTTCAATGGTTATGTCATTACCTGATACAGCAAAAGAACCAGGGCCGTTGATCACGCTGTCAGTTTGGTTGATCAAGAACTCGCCATTGACCAGCACACTTACAGGTGCGGTAACTGTGCCCAGGGCATTGAATGTTACGGACGATGGGTCTGTTCCGTAGATGAATTTTTGTACATTGCGATCAAACACATATGCACTACCTGCTTCAGTGTAGGTGGTGCCATCTACTGTGATGTCATTGTCTTTACAGCCAACTATAACTTGTCTGCCATCTGTTGTAGTAGTTACGCTGTGACCAAATCTTGCATCGGCTGCAAGTCCAGCAACCGTTAAAGTATGAACAAATTCAAAGTAGCTTTGAGACGAAGCAACAATGATGTCTGTTGATATAAACGGTGTTACTGGAGTCAGTGTAACCGTGGTTCCAGCAAAGGTATAATCAATGCCAGGACGCAACAACACATCAGAAAAAACAGTTGGTCTAGTTACTTTAATACTAAACGAGTCAATAGTTGACGTTGGGGTAGAAGCGGTGAACAATCCAACTTCTACTCCGTTGGCATCAGTATCTTGAGACAAATCAAACGTAGCTGCATTATAAGGAATTTGAACGTTGTTGTATCTTGCAAACTCAATTAGTGTTTCAAACAACACAGTACCTGTACCAGTGCCTGCCGCTGTGGCTACAAATGTTGTTCCAACATTGTTGTTGGGTGCGCCAATCAAGGTAAAGTCAGTAGTGCCCGCAGACAAAATTGTATAGGTATTATCAACCACAATACCAGTAGCCGCTACAACACCAGGAGCAGTAGTAAAAGTAATTGAGTTTAATCCTGCACTAACTGTGTAGTCAACATCAACAGTTTGTAACTGTCCGTTTAGTGTAACTTTTACTTGGTACTTGTTGTCAATCTGAATAGTGTCGTTGATGGCATATGTAGTTGACGTGCCATTGGCAAATACTTTGATTATTTGATCTTGCCAGTCAACTCTGCCGTAAGCATGTACTTTGTTCACACCCGGGGCACCAATGTACATCCAGCGTTCATCTTGACTGATGGCAACACTGTACCCAAATTCTCCTGGAGATGTATTATCTGGAGAAATCAACAGTTGTGACTGTGTAAACGGATTGGTACCAGGCTCTCCAAGGTCAGGGTCTCGATAGATAACTGCGGCATATCCAACATCAGCTTGGTCAGCAAGTCCGCGGCTTTTGCTAGCACCTGCTACTGCCCAGTCTTGATAGCCAAAATCCACAGCATTGCCATAACCTCTAACTCCTGTAACATCTAGTGTTAAAATAGCATCAACTTGGCCTACTGGACTTACTGGAATGTATTGATCTGAATAGTTTTTAACATACACATACACGCCACCTTTGTTGGTGTCGCTTGGTATGCTGGATCCGTATCGTGGGCTGCCTACCAAGGCTGCCAGGCGATTGTTGGCCTGTGCTACACTTTGACCATACTGTTCAGTGGCGTCAAGCAAGACCGGGGCTAGCTCTGTAACCGCAGAGAATTGATCTTGCTTTTCTAGCACTTCCCAATGTCCTGTGCCGTCATCATCAACCCAAACTTTTGCACCAGCTTGAATATCAGTAGAGTATGGCAAATCTAAAATATCGCTGGCTTGCACCACACGTTGTGTTTGTAGTGTAAAGCCAATACCAACACCGTTGATAACTGTTTGGCCACCAGGTACAAAACTATATGCCACAGTGACTCTGTTGACACCAGGCACAGTTAGCACTCGATAAACACCGTTAACACGAATATCAAACTGTTTGATGATTAGTCGATCACCTACAGACAATCCGTGCTCTTTGGTAAAGTTAACAATAGATGTACCGTCCAAATTGTCACACACGTGATCAATGTAGCCTGGCACTGACACACAACGATAAATGTCCCAATCGTAGTTGTTGACTTTGGCCACCCATACAGTAGCGCCAACTCGAACTGCATCAATATTGGCCAAGATTGTAGAACCAGTTCCAAGATCAAATGTAGTGATGTCTACGTCGTCAAGACTTACGTAACCAGCTGTGGGCAGAGCAGTATCTGTGTTTGTGGTCAGTGTTGTAGGCAAGAAGTCTGGCGATGGCAACTTATAGCTCTGTCGCCACACGTTGCTCAACAAGATCTGTTGATCAGCTTGGCTTTGTTGTTGTGGGTTGATCACTTGCACCAGGCTTGGGTTGGCGCTTAATAATGCACGATCCAATCTCAATTCAACAAAACTACGATTAGCATTGGCACCATACACTGCACGTTGCACGGCCCAGTTCTCATAAATTTGATAGTCTGCAGACTCTTTACCAAGGTTGGCATTGCTCAACAACTCTGCTGAAAGGATTGTGCCTTTGCTGCCTAAGAACTGTGAGTAAACATTTACCTGACTAACATCATCAAGATTCAATGCTGCCATATACTGTCGAGGACGGAAACCAATCAAGCCGTAGCTCAACAGGTCATTATCGCTTTCTAAGTTGGCAGTGTTGATACTGTAAGAGTTCTGCAACTGGTTGGCTTTGTTGGCAATGTTAGGCAACAAACCCAATTCAATTTGTGTATAGTCGCTCTTGATCCAGTTGTTAAAATCAAACTCAATGCTAGGATCAACTATTGTGGCGGCGGACCAATACTGATCTTTGTACTTGACAATCTGACCTTTGGTATACTTCTTCAAACCAGACCATTCTTCTACATTGTCTTGATTTAAAATAAATCCCTGCGCATCAACTGTGCCGTTCCATTCAGTTGTGGTAATGCCCACAAAGTTCAGTCGACTCTGACGAGCACCTGTGATGGGTTCATAGATCAAGTCACCAAACACTGACTGGTTATTCAACACAATCATATGTTCAAAGTTTGTGAATCGTAAATCAGCAAAACTTAAACTTTGATTAGTCAACGGTTGCAATGTCAGGGTATTTTCAAGACGCACAATATTAATATCACGTGTGGGCAGTTCACGTTTGTTTTGATCCAACAATACATTTTCATTGGTCTGTGTGGCAATACTGTCTACCACTGCTCCTGGCTTGGTTATGGTCAGCGCACTAGCCAATGGGTTAAGATTGATAAGTGAATTGGCGTCCCATCCTTGTTGACTCCAGTACAAAAATTCCACAACCATTTGTGACCAGTCCAAGGTATATCCATTGGCACGGTCTGTAAACTCTAATCCTTGTTCTTCCAACAACCGGCCATAACTTAACAAGAAGTCACACACGCTGGTTTGATTGGTAAACACATATCCGTATGGGATCTGTGCCACTGTGTTGGTGTAAGCAGTGGGTACTCGAACAGTAACATCGCCCACAGTGTATGGCTGTAGTCGGCCAATGGATTGACTAACCAAAATGTTAAAATATGGTTGCGCATTTGAGTATCCAAATACTGCATATCCACCTTCAACCATTTGTACAATTATACTGCTGTAGATCACACGATCAAAAGGCTGATTTTTGTACAACAACAAGTTGTAGCTTTCGTCAGGAATCAACAGTGTTGAGTTAACTGAGTTAGGGCTTGATTTTTCAGTGTAAATTTTAATGTATTGTTTGTCACTGAAGCTGGCCATTCTGTAGCACAGTCGAACATCGATGCTGGCTAGATCTGCTTCTAATGCTGTGGTACTGTCAATACCAGTTTGACGATTGTAGTCAACAATCCAGTCAATGTAGCTGGCTTTGCTTGTGCCGTTGCCGTAAACTTGGATACCGTTGGCATCCAGTCGATAACGATCGTTGTACAAGTACTGTCCAAACTCACTGCTATATCTGTATAAATCACGATCAGCAAACAAGCTGTAAAACTTAGCAGGTCGAGTCAACGCTAACACACGCATCACAGCAAATGGGTATGCACTAGAGTTCCACCATGATGATTCTACAGGGCTACCGTCTCCTGCTATCCAGCTCTTTTGGAAAGTATTATCAGTATAATCGCCTACCACAGAATCAAATGGGCTTAATAATGCACCTTCTGAATTCACAGGAATAACTTCACTTAGGCCAGGGCGGGCATATGCAGGCAGTATGTAAGCACCAGCAGGATCAGCCACACGGCCCAGTTCAAGATCGTCCCACAACACCAAGTTGTCGCTAGTGTATGGACCTGGGCCGTAAACAGTATTCCACCAGGTGGGTTTGATAGACAGTCCCAACATCTCCCAAGGAGTATTTGCTGGGTCTTCTGTGTCGTAGAAATATCGATTGATACCTCGCCAGGCGCCAATCAATGTTTCACCTGGAGTGAGTTTGTTCTGTGCTTGAGAATAATTCCAAGAGAACTCATTGTTGACAATGTAATTCTGTGTGGTATAATCCAGTTTGTTCCAGCCCACATAGCTCAAAAAGTCAAGATTCAAGATGTTTGAAATTTCTTCAAACGTGTATCCTGTTTCGCGGAACTGACCTGGTAGTACATCTGTGATTGTTAATGGCACTGGGTTGCCATCCAGTTTCAAATTGTTATAAATTCGTTTTTCAAATTCCAGCAACACATCATCCCGCACATCGCCAAACACAGGAGTTTGGCTGCCGTCGTGTCCAACAATGACTAGTGCTGTGCCTGTGGTTGTACTTACTGTGGCAATTTCAGGACGATATGCTGGATACAATCCCACCTTGGTAGGAGTGTTGGGCACAAAACTGCCATAGGTAGCAGAATATTCTTGTACGCTGATAATGTCGCCAACGGCCAGTGTGGTCAACACAGTGATACGAGGTCCGTCAGTAGCCACAGTGTAGTCAAATCCGCGGGTCAACAACACATTGTTCTTGAACACATTCAATCCAAGATAATTTGCAGAAGTATAGTTATAAACTTGTGTGGTATCAAATACGTTGGTGGTAATCAAGCTCACATTGTAGTTGGTCTGTGTGTATACAGAACCAGTTGGAATCATGTCTGACCAATAGAACGGGTTTGATTCAACTTTGCCCAGTGTGATATTGGTCATAGCGTCAACCAAAATATCTGCCACTGTGGTATCATACTGTATGGTCAAGTTTGTTACTTCTTGCATCAGCAAGTTTTTAAACTTTTGGTACTCTCTTGCATTGTATTGCAAGCTGGCAAAAATGTTATAGTCTTGGCTGCGATTAAAATATCCTGTCAAGGTCAGTGGAGCACTCTGTTGCAAGATGATCAAGCCGTAAGGACCAATTTCACCTAGGTCACGTGTGTTGTTGGCACCATTGATAGGACCCACAAGGGTGGTTAAGTTTTCGCAGATACTTTCGTAATGTGTGCGAATAGTACCCAGGGTAAAGCTATTGCTGTTGCCGTTGAGTGGATTTTTCTCTAAGTTAATAGGAACTTGATAAAACGCTACCTGGCTGGTCTGGTCGCTGAGTGCTAATACTTCAACAATGTCGCCTATGGCATATGTGTTGTCCAAGGTAATAGTGGTAGTAGTGGATGTAGTTGACACAGTGTAAGTGTCAGGGTCTCGATAATTACTGCCTACATATACTTTGACCGCTGGCAATATTCCGGTGCTTTGTGCCTGTACATCTAGCTTTAAAGGTGAACCATCAAACGTAAATTTAAACTGTTGACGTATTTGTGTTTGAGTGGCAGCATCAGTCCACCCAATCAGTCGGTCAAACAATGTTCTAGTTGCATATTCTCTAACAAAACCTGAGCTGATAGGATCAGTAACGCTGACATTGTCTTGCACATACAAAAATGTGTCTTTATACAAGTTGTTTTCAAATACAATATCACCAACGTTGTTAAGATTCAAATACTGCAATGGGAATTGCAAGATAGGATCAAGCACAGTGGTATCGCCAACAGCGTAACTAAACAACTTTGATCCTGCAAACGTACTCGATGGATAGGTTACTCGATTGCTAAAACTTATGCCGTCGGCGTTGTAGACGTTGAACAACGGTGCTTGTTGAATGCTAGTCTTAAGCTGAGATTCTATCCAGGCGACACCATCGTACCAAAAAGTCAATCCTGCAAGAGTATCACCTTTGAGACACACAGTTGATTGATCTACTAGTACTTCTCCGTCGGTGGCAAGTGTCAAGTTAATAATAGGTTGCGCAATTAACGGAGGTACTGAGTCTGGCTCAACAAAGTTTACCACCCAAATTTTGTTACGCACATTAGCATCTTCGTCGGCGGCAAAAATTACTCGGCTGCCATTGACTACTGCATATCCATCTATAGTGTAACTTGTAGTGCCTTCAACATTGCTAAATGCATCAGTTTCTTCAAAGTCAATTACGTCAATTGGTTGTTTGCCTTCAGTGCCCATATTAAACAGTCGCACGCCTGGGCGGAACTGTACAATAGGACGCTTGGCTCGATACTGATTGTCAATTGTGATATCAGTGTTGTTGTATTCTGCTGTGGCATTGATAACATCAATGTGGAACCACCGGTTACTGCGAGTCCAAGCATTTAGATCCTTGCTGGCACGATCAATAGTTAGGTAATCTAAATCTTCTGGAATGGGAAGACTACTGTCGTTGTTGTTAACAACGTAAGTTTCAGGAGTAATAAAATTTTCTACAGGCAACAACTCAATGGCCACGCCTACCCCACTGACATAGTATTCGTTGTTGATATAACTAGCAGGCTCAACATCTCCACGGAATACCACTTTGATTCCGTTGGTAAATGCAACACCGTTAGGACTTGTGTAAGTGGTCTTGCCTAAGATTTCGTCAATGTACAATGTTGAACTTTGTGTTTGTTCAATTAATCTGATACGACCAAAGATTTCTGGATCTGTACCGTCTTGGTAGTACAAGGTATCTTGTAGTGCGCTCAGCAAAGGTACCTGACGAAATATACCAGCATCATTTTTAAACCAATATGTACTAGCGTAAGTTGTTCCGTATAAAATTTGAAATTTTTCTAACTCTCCAATGGATGCTATGCTGTTCAATTGAAGATATGTAACTCCATTGTTGGTCACATAGCTAATCTGCCATACGCTAAAGCGTTCGCCGACTGGTACTTCTGTTTGTTGTGCATACAACAAACTGTCGTAGCTACCTGGTAGACCATTATTAGCTGCACCTTGTGCCAAGGGATCAAAGAATGTGGTTCTATACCATCCGCCTGTTTCAGGATCTACTGTGGGATTTTCAAATACCAGAGTGCGATCATTAAGTTCTTGAATTCCGTCAATGCCGCCATAGGTGTTTAAGAAATCGTCCACAGTGATATTGTTGATTTGATCAAACTTGAGATCAGTGATCAAATCAACAGCACCGTTGTTGTAGGCAATCAGTGGCAGGCCGTAATAAAACTGTTGTGCAGTTTTAGTAGGAACGTTAAATGTAATGGTGCCAAGGTCTTCACCATTGTTGGTCACACCAAACACATCACGGCTACTGATGTTTGGAGTAGTTGGAACTTTTCCGTTGACCCCAGGGGCTGTTTGAATCCAAAATCCTGGACCAGTGCCTGGTGTGCCATCTACAATGTTGATCTGTCCTTTAAGATTGGTCTGTGTTGTGGTAGAATAGTATAGTGTATCTGGAGCATCTTGTGGCACAACAAATATTACCTGTCCTATGATTGCACCATTGTTGGTCACACCTGAGCTGTAGATATTATTCAATCCAGTGCTAGGTGCCGACTTGATATAAAAAGGATAAGGCGCAGAGAGATTCATAGTAAACACATAGGTATCGCCGCGCACCAAAGTCAATGTGGGATTGTTAGCAAAGTCAATAACAAATGCACTGTTGCCAGCATTGCCTACACTGTAGTTTACAGTTTCTTTGGCATTTTGTGCAACATCAAATGCATAGCTACCTCCACGAACCAAATCAACTGTGGGATTGTTTCCTTGCAGGCCAGAGAATGTGTACACTCCGTTGGCACGATTAACTGTGAAATTGTTTGTAGCTGGAACACCTGTGGCTGCCACATCTACTGCATCAGGGCCATTGGGCAGCCAGAAATATTGGCTGAAGTTAATAAACGTATCCCAGGAAATAAACGGATCCCAGGTGTAGTATTGACTTTCAAACAGGCGATCAGGTTTGGTAGCATTGCCACCTTGATAACTGATACTGTCTAGCAGTCCTGGATAAGTGATTGCATCTTTGATGATGTCTGTATCAGGCTCAAGACTAATGATGCCTGCTTCCAGCTGATAATCTGCACGAACCTTGGTTGGCTCTACAACATATTTTTCATTGGGATTTACACCTGGACCCACAGTGCGACCAACAAAACCTTGAGTCTTTTTAAACTTGGGCTCTTGTATCAACTGATCCAGCGTGGCCGCCAGGAACTGTTTGTTTACATCTGTCTGAAAAATTTCAGGTAAAAAATCTACGCTTCGTACTTTTGCCATTAAATGACTCCACTGCCTGGTGCTGTTCTAAGATTGGTGCTGGTCAGGGCTTCAATCACATCTATATTAGTTATGTCCGCTGCATTCACAAAGATTTGGTTGGGTTCAGATCTAATCTCATACAAGTCTCCAAAACTCTTTTGTGTGTCCAGTGGTACCAACACAACAGAGCTGATGATTGTGCCTAGTTGTCTGTGTAGGTATGCTGCCAGTTCAGAGAAGTAAAAGGTGTCACCAAAGTTCCATTTGTCTATGCTGAAATAACTATTCATCTCTGCCACTACTGAACTCTTGATTTCGCTGGTTGACGCTGTCGAGCCTTGGGCACGAATCACTTTGATTGTGGCTCGTAGTTGTTGTGCGGCCTTGGCACCAAACAACGGCTTGAAGTTTACAGAGTTCAACACAATGTTATCTGAAATCATCTTGTAGTCATCAAGTCCTTGATAGGCAGTTGACAGTTCATCAATTGTGGGCACACTTGGCTCAATCACAGTACCTGTTGTGTCACGGATCCAGTTTTGATATGCTGTGTAATAACTTTGTGTGACCACATACAGGTCAATGATGTTTGTGGTGCCTGGGTCAATGCGATTTGTTAGTGGCGAGTTATGACGATACTGGAAGTACAATGCTTGTCTACCATTACGAGCAATCCATCCTGATTGTTCGACCAACGTACGAACATTGTTTACGTTGATACTCAACAACCAGAATGTGCCTTGACTGTAGGCATAGAATATTTGTCCTGGTGTCCACTCAGTCTTGACCAATTCAATAGCATCAATGGTAGCATAATCTGCGTTTACTACACCAGGCTCTACCAACAAGTAGCGTTGCAAGTTATCAAAGTCCACTGTTTGTTGCAAGAAAATCCACGGAGAGCTTGCGCTGGGTGTTGCAGGTACAGTGCCTACAATAGTATCAAAGAAATCTGGATCATCAGGCACACCATCGTTGTCACTGTCACGATAGCTGACTAGCACCTGGAAGTCATCAACATAGCCATCACTCTCTACAGGTTGTCCAATAATGTTCATTACCACATCGCCTTGCAACGGAGATGATGATGCAGGTTGCGAGTTCATGGCCAACACATTGATAAAGTCTTTGATAATGGTGCCAGTTCTGCTGTCATAGATCAATTGATTATCATAAAAGAAGAATCGTGTTTGTAGCACTGAACCAAAAGAATAGGCCAGGCCACGCAAGGTCACTGTGTAGTTTTGATTTTCAACCACAAACTGTACCAGCCAACTAGCATCGTCGTTGCCACCAGATGTATCGCCTGCATAAGTTTGGCTCCAGGTAGCTGGATTGGTAGATGAGTATGCATCTAAGTTTTGTTGTGTTATTAGGTACCAAGTGCCTGCAGGAATAGTAGCACCTTGTGGCGTGGTAATAGTGGTGTTGGCATAGCCTAGCCCAAAATTACGGAACAACTCAATTTGTTCAGCCATTTGTTGTTCAAGACTCACTGGCAAGTCTGTAGTAAACAATGGAATAATAGTATTGACCACTGCGCCGGTAGGCACAAAGTTGTTGATTGTAACAGGACCAGCACCACTCAACAAGTTGCCTTGACCGCCGTTGTATCCATCGCCAATGATGGCTTGTGGAGCAGCCCAGATAGAAGTTTTTTCATCTGGCTTGGTTGGTGTACCCGGTTGCAACTTATTATTTTTGTCAAAGTAATATGCTACACCATTGATGGTGGGAGCAACAAACTCAATGAGGCTACCTACTTGCACGTATTTAAAATCTGTACTGGTACTTGATCCAACAGGAATAGCATTGCCTACAGAATTTTTAAAGTAGCCTGTGGTTTCGTTGGCCAACGTAGTTGATTGCTGCCAGGTGCTTCCGGCAGTTGCACCTGTATTGATAGTATCAATGCGCGGAAAGTTGGCGTAGTAGAACTGTTTCATTGTATCCGCACCTAGCGCAGGTTGCGCTTGGTTTGTAATAAAGTCAGCAATTTCGTTACGATTAATCCAAGAGAACAAGATAGTAGGAAGAATGTTTTCTTCCCATAGTGCACCATCGCTGGAGAAGGTGTTGGTTGAACTATACTTGCCTGTGTTGTCCACGAGATCCAAATAACGACTGGTACCAATTGAACTACGGTTCAATGCTTTGCTTTTGATAATCGAATTGTAAGCAGTGTACGGAAACAGGTTATAGTCTTCGCCATTGACCATACGATTTTGTGTGTAGTAACGTGCAGGAGCACGTTGTTTGATTTGATCAATGTTTTCACGTGCCTGTGCATTGCTCACAGGTTGTGTAATGCCACAGGTGAATGTGATAGTTTGCAAGTTACCATTGCGATCAGTGTAACTGATTGGCAAAGTAACGTTTTGCATTTCTTCTGGATTGATAATGTACTGCAATCCATTACTTGCACGAGTATAACAACGGAAAATTCCCACAGGGATTTCACTGAACACACCGTCGCCAAACAGTAGAGTAATCTGATCGTTGGCACGACTGGTTGTAGAATAAATTGGGCGCAGTTCAACCTGCTGTTCTGCGGCTGCGGTGTATACGCTTTCTACATAGTCCCACTCGCGATTGATATTGCCTAGGTTGTCAAGTTCAAACAACCAGCGGTCTTCGTTGTTGACGCCTTCAACATTGATATTGACTGTGCGATTGCTGATACGTTCAGCAAGGTTAAAGTCTGTGTTCTGCAGTGTGCCTTGTTTGAATGCAAAGAAGTAACCTGTGTTGGCGCTAGCAAAACCTAATTGATCATTGCGATACAAAATGTTAAACGGTGCGTTGGGCACAGGGCTTGGTTCGTACAAGTAATCACGTCCCACGCTGGTAGAAGTAATTGCTTCAAATGGCATGTTTACTCCGTCAACTGTGGCGGTGTAAGGAATCACAGGCAAGAAGCCAGGAATTAAATTTAATGCGTATTCATCAGTACGCACACCCAGTAGTGTTTGACGATTTGCAGGACGTCCTACCCGTTGTGTGTCAACTATGGCTGCATTGAGAATAGCAGTAAACTGTTCTTGCCAGTCTGGGTTTGTGGGGTCAGCCCAGTCTACTGTGACGTTGGCAAGATTGATTCCGTTGTAGTCCACAACATTTTCTGTGGTTGTGACATTGAATACTTTTAACAATCCTTGTGAGGCTGTGTTGCGTTTGGGACTGTAGCTTACTAGATTGGCAAGACGCACTACTGAATCTCTACGTTCGGCAGTGTCCATGTAGTTTTCACGAGTGTTAAGGTCAGTACGGAATGCAAGACTTTGCCCCATGAACGCAATAATGTCCAAGAGTGCAATAAATTCTGACGATTCAATGTAGTCATTGAATGTTTCTGGGTAATACAAACGTAGATAATCTACAAAACTCTTGCGTAGAGTTTCAAAATCGTAGCTTTGAAAGTCTGCTTCTCTATACGTTTGATAGATCTGCTTCCAATCTTCTACGCCAAATATTGCTGTTTGTCTAGTGGTTGTTGCCATTGTTTTGTAACCTCAGAGTATTTATGGTTACTAAAAACGGCGTAGTTATACGTAGGTGGCTTTGCGCTGTTGTTGATCAAAGAATATGCTGAGTATTTCAGCATTCTGTGTGGGTACCACGGTGAGTTGTATTTCAATCAGGATACCATTTTCTTGCGGATAACTTTGGACGTCACTGATGAATATCCTAGGGTCGCCGCCAGCTACACGTTGTACTTCAGCATTGATTGAGTTTTGAGTCTGTGTTGTCTGTGGTTCAAACACATAGTCCCAAAGCACCGTGCCGTAGCCAGGGCGTCCAGGCAGTTGACCTTGACGTATATTGAATGCATTCAGCAGGTCACGTTTGATCAACTCAAAATCAGTGAGAGTGAACTTTTTGTATTGATTGATAGTGTTGAATCCGACGAATGTAGTCATGCTAATATTTATATGCTCTGTAAGTCAGCTTTGAACCGCTGAATGTTTGTTATGTCTTTGTCCAACAGTTCTATCAATAACTCAATATTCACTATGGCCAAGTCAATTTTGCCGAGAAATGCCAGTGATGTGCTAGTGGTTTTTAGACTGCGCAAACTGGCTAACAATGCAGTTGCTTCGCTTTTTAGTGCAGTTATTCTAGCTTCCCTTGCGTCCACAGTGTCAGACGTTAGTGTTTCGCCAAAGATATTGTTGGCTTTGGATTCAACGATTGCAATGTTTTGGCTGAGAGTTTTCAGTGCCAGTGTAGCTACTTCATCAAATGTGTCACCACTGAAATCAAGTTTTGGTATTTTTTCATTGCCAACAACACGGCCTAGCGCGGCATTTAGTGTGGCTCGATTAATTGTGTTTGTTGATCCTGTGATTGCTTTGATATTTAGAGTTTCGTTACCAATTTTTTCATCAACCAAATTAACTGCAAAGGCAGCATCTTTGGCCACTTGGTCAAACCCAGCGGTGATGTCAGATGGTATTCCGGAGATTTGTCCTTTGGCCCAATTTACAGTATCTGTCACGCTCTTGGCAGCATTCAATGCCACGCCACTCAATAGCTGTGGACTGAGTTTATCTGTGGGCAGGCCAAGTTGTTTGACTTGCTCTATTCCCGTGGACATGAGTCCTTGTTGTATTTTGTTCTGTGCCGAGGGATTTGTTAGCAAATTTTGCACTTCGTTAATGCCGTCTTTACCTGTCCATACTGAAGGACTTTTGAGCACTGATGTTAATGAGTTTTGTCCTGTGGTCAAATATTTGGCAGCAGTACCTGGTTTAACGTATCCAGCTTTTTCTAACTGTGTAGCGTCAAGTCCAAAATTTCCCACACCAACTGCATTGGTCAATAGGTCTGATGGCTGTCCTGTTAGTTTACCAGCCTGTGCTAGAACACCTGTGACTTGACTGGCATCTATAGATCCAATGCTGGTTAGTCCGGGCAACTGTTTTGCAAAGTCTCCTGGGTTAATACCATTTAATACTGGCAATTTGGTCAACGCTGATGTTGCACCATTGGTAGCTTTGCTGACCAAGGCACCCAGACTGCTTATACCGCCTGTTAGCTGTGCTTGTGCTCCAGCAAGTCCAGCGGCTGCTTGAGTGGCTGCACTGAGTACGTCTCCAGCTTTGAACCCAGTTAGTGCACCAGTGTTAACTTGTTTTTCAAATATTGCCTGCGCTTGCTCTCTAGTTAGCGTAGCAGGACCTTCAATAGTAAACTGTTTAGCAGTACCCTCAGCATCGCTTGGCGACTTTACATATTGATTTAGATTAAATGTGTAACTTCCCATGTTATTCTGCCCTTATTTCTACACCTGCAGGCACAGGCTCAGCACCTGGTGGTGGTGTAGGTGTGCCTTCTTCCAGTGCAACTTTGACATCTACGCCTTCGTTATGATAGCTGTAGGGTTCATGTGTGGGTGCTCGGCTCACAATGCTTTCAAGTCCGTCAGGTAGTGTTTGCCAACCAGTACTGGTGTTGAACTCTGTGTCGTCCATAACTGTTTTGACTAAAGGTCTAGGTGCTGGTACTGTGGCTGCGGATGGTCCGTTGAGATCAATACCGCCTGCGGAGAATGTTAGTGTACTGCCGCCGTTCCAACTGCCAGATCCTGCGCTGTTTAGCGCCAGGGTTCCATCAGCTAGTACGCCAATATAACTCTTGCTATAGAGTTTTAGACTTTCTTGCGCGGTAGCAGTTAAATTTAATTCAGCTTCTAATGTTATATTTTCTTTAGATTTCATGTTGATATTACGGCCAGCATACATGTTGATATCACGATCAGCATGCAAGTTAATGTCTCCTTGTGTTCGCACATTAACTGAGTTGGTGCTGAAAATATCCACAGTGCCTTCTTTGCCCAGCTCTATCCAAGTTTGTCCGTTGGCATGTATGATGTAAAAGAAGTTGCCAGAGTCACTCATGGTGATTTGATGACCTTTAGCCGATCTGAACCGGAACAGGGCATTGTTGCCGTCAACGTTGCCGTCGTCCATGGTCAGTGTATGCCCACCCATGCGTCCAATTACTTTGACATCTTGTGGCTTGAGCTCGCCAGCTTCAATTTTTTTGCGTATATCACTGGGACTTGCACCGCCTTGATAAATTGATATGCCTGGAGTGCTGACACCAAACACAGCACTAGGGCTTTCTCGCTGACTTGAACTACCAATGGGTCCACGTTCGGGATCATTTATCAATCCCTGCTGAAACATAGCAGCGGCCAACACACTGTGTACTGGCTTGGCCTGATCAAAGAATCTTGGATTGTTTGCTACACCAATATTACTGTCGTTAATTTCAGTTACAGGGGCTTGTGTGGCTTTGTCAAGATATGTCTGTTGATTGATATTAGCAGGATCAGACGGTACAAATTTTGTGGAAGCACCAATAGCAGGAATCATGTGGTTAATTCCTTGCTCGGGTACTACGCCAATATAGTATCCTTGATCTCTGTCGCCATTGATGAATATACAAACCACAGTAACACCCACATCGGGCGGTGTAAACCACATGCCATAACTGTTTCTGTTACCTGGGTACGTGCCATCGCCACTACTGGTTCCTGACTTAGGGGTTGCACCATAAAAACTAGGCAAGTAGTCCACAGTGGTCCACTTGGTAGTGTCATTCATGTTGCCATCATTAAAGTTGTCAATAAAAACTTGTAGTCGACCACTGCGAGTAGGGTCAATGTTGTTCATGACAGTGCCCAGGAACGGACCGCCTTCTGAAGGTACACCACCACGATCAAGTTTGTAATTGCCAGGACGGCCTCTACTGCGTTGTGTATTTTCTGACATTAGAAGTCTCTTTCAATTTGCTGGTTAGATGGTATGGTAACGCTGGTTGGATCCAGTGTAACGTCAAGTCCAATATTGGTATTGGGATCAGCATTGGGATTAAAAGCACTTTGTACATCTCCGTTGGCTTCCAGGAATCCAGGTGCTGGCAACCCTGTGATACCAATGTTTTGTCCGTCACTGGTGGGTGCTGCCTGTTGTGCGTTGTCCACAGCAGTATCACTGTTGGGTGGCGTTCCTGGTGAGTCGTTGATTGGTTTCGTGTTGTCAATACCAGCAGGTGCTTGTGTTGTGCCTGCACCTATGTTGGTATTAGGATCACTTGCAGGATTGGTGGGTCTGCCATTGGTCTGGTCAGCCACTGCGTTAGATGGTGTTGTTGCTGTGTTCTTTAAGTTTTCAGTTGGATAGTAATACAAAGATCCATCAATAGTTTGTTCAAATCTACCTTGACGGAATTCTGATACACACTTGAGAGCTTGATACACATAGCTATTGATAGGCTTTCTTTCTTTGTTGTTTTTTCCATAAGGGTCGGCTAACCCAGTTTTTAAATTATAGTCTTGTGGTTTTTGCCACTCAATTGCAAACATCACTTGTGAAGAATCAAAGTTAATGGTGCCATCAGGCAAAAATCCATTGGTATCAAATCCAGATACATTTACACCTGCTGCCACACTGCCTTGCTGTATCCAGGCAGGATCTCCCACAATCTTTATCTTGCCTTTGGCTAGGTCACTAGGGCTGTACAAACTTTCGCCGGCGTTGGCACCAACTTCATTGGCATCAGATTCTGCTCCAGCACGGCTTTCAGAACTGGCTGCTTGGTATGTGTATTTGGTTAGTTCTCGCATGCTACTGGTATACTTTTTTCTCAGTCGGTTGAGATTGTTGTCACCTGGTTCTCTGCCACTCACCGTCATGTTGTAGAGATGGTTAAATGTGGCTTGGTAATCCAGCACTCCTGAGTTTTCACCAGTGAACCAATAGCGATATTGTTTGTGTAGTCCCAAGAACTTGGGTATTGGATAATATTTGCTGTTGAAGTTCTGTATAGGATACAGACTGATAATGTACTTGATGTTGTAGGCATAGTCATTGCGTTTTTCATCGTACTTGGTTGGAACAGCTTCCATGGTAATCAGATACCAATACAGGGTTGTTTGTGCAGGAACTTTGTTATCGTTGGTATTTTCGTCTGCTGTGCCTGCATCATCTTTGGCTGGGTCTGGGGGAACTGTTTCTGATTTTTGTACAGCAGCCTGCTCGTAGATAAAACTGCTGTTACGAATAGTAAGATCAATGGCTTGTAAGATTTGTTGGCCAGCTGTGATACTGAAGTTTCTTACGTCGTTGTCTACTCGTTGTCTTGCAGGGTCTTTGCCTTTGACATCTGTAGATGCGGCCGCTGTCATTGGTGAGGCTTTTTGATTTTTTACTTTGCCTGGCAAGGTGATTTTAGCTGACTTGATTTTATCTGCTCCGTCAGCAAATACAATTTCATACTCGTCAGGATACTGATAAATCTTTTTTTCCACAAGTTCGGCCTGAAACTTGTTCATGGCTCCAATCAATCCTGATGTGATAGTTTTCTTGGGCGTAGGTGCTTGATTGGCTTTGGGCGGTGCCGGTGTTGTTGTTGACACATTTGCCGCCTGGCTATCTTTTGCAGCATTGTATGTAACAGGTGCAGCCGCGGCATTTTGTCTTGCTAGTCGAGCTGTTTCAGCATTGCTTTGATTGGTGGCTGCGGTGGTGCTTGCACCCGGATTGGCATTGGATGATGTTCCTGTGCCATATTTAACGTCGCCACCTAGCAATCCTTCTACAGTGGAGTCTGATAATTCAATGTCATACGGAATAGAACCTCTAGCTGTGGTTCCGCCAATTTGTTGTCCAATTGGTCCACATTCAAAGTCGTAACTGACTAATTTGTTGCTCACACTCCAGTTTATTTTTTTAATAATAAAAGGAACAAACTTTTCACACACAGCATTGGGATCACTAAGTCCATCTGGGCCTGCGGCACCTGGACGTACCAACTTGCCCGACTGATCATATCCGTACCAGCGTACTACCATGAGATACTGTGCGGCTGTGTAGTTAACTGCACCTGTGGCATCTTTAGGTGCAAAATCTTGTACCGCTTCATATAGTCGATCAAGCAAGGTAATTCCAGCAGGCTCAATCACAGTGAACTTCATATTTGTGACCATATGAGCTGCACCAGTTTGCTTGCCTGGAAACTGATTGTCAATTGTCACGCTGTCAATGTAAAAGTCATCTGGAAAAAATGGACTACGTCCAGCATCGGGTGCGGTGGCGCCTGGTGTGTTAGCGCCTGGAACAAATCCAATACCTTCAGCTTCTAGATCAGCTTGTGCCGCTTTTTGTGCCGCGCCCAATGCACCTTGAGCTCCGCCAACGTTGGTAGGTGCGCCGCCTGATTGAAACAACAAGTTGTAGCCATTAATCTTGCGACGCTTGGATGTAATCAATTGTTTGTACTGTTCAGGACTGGTTAGATACACTGAAATGTTGTAGGTATAGCTGGCATAACGATCAAGTATGTTGGGTTGCGGTGCAATTAATGTGGTCTTGTTGAATCCATTGTTGACTTCAACTGTGGCCTTGTCTGGTCGTGGTGGCGGACGATCCTCGTTAGTCCTATCTACACCAGGAGTCACTGCTGCCTGCGCAGATACACTGCCAGTACCAGTTATAACTCCGTTGGTTACTGCTCCATTAACGCCTAAATTTCCTGCTTGTCCAGTGTTGACACTGTTGGCCGCTGCGGCTGCTGTTGATGATCCAGGTACCGGCAGTGCTCCACCAGACACGCCTTCGTATGTGGCCTGTGTGGTGTTGAGAGTTTTTGTAGGAGCATCTGTTCCTGTACTAGCTGGACCAACATTAGGTGGTTCAGCGTTGGAGGGTTCAGTTGTGGCACTGGGAGTTGTTATACGACCAGTAGCGGGATTGGCCTGCAGTGGCGGCGGTTTGTTGGGATTGTTTACAGAGTCATCGTTGACTGTTTGTCCAGC